AGACGATTGGGAAGAATACACCCTTGGTGTTGTGGAAGAGTTCAGAGAACACTGGCAAAGATTGTCCGAATGCAATGGAATTCGCTATGCGATTGGACAGATAGAAGTTGATTCCAAGGGCTTCTATCACATTCAGGCATACACTGAATGGGAGGTATCTCTTCGAATAGGAGAGGTAGCGAAACGCTGGTCCGGACATTACGAACAACGGAATGGCACTAGGGACCAGGCTAGAGACTACTGTCGAAAGAAAGACACTCGAATAGAGGAACTCCCCACGATTGGGGTGTGGCGTGACGATCCTCACGATAACCATCGTGAGTCTTTGAGGGTTAGAGCATTACGTGCGATAACTGTAGATGGCATGTCGCCTTTGGCGATCGCCATGGAACTACCCGAGGTTTACTTTGTGCACTACTCAGGGATTACAGCCCTGTGTGACAAACTCGGTATCCTTGATACTTCTCGTGAAGTTCAAGTGCTGTTGGCTCTGAAGAGGAGCCATGAAGACAGCAGTGCGTCAGTTGACGTTCTTAGTGGGTGATGCTTCACCCTATACGATTGACCTTGCGGAGTGTCTTTCACTAGTGAATAGACAAGCGTATCGGCAAGGCTATGTCTACCTTGTAGAATCGTTTACTTGGCAGCATGGTGCTCCTGCACCTGCGGTTAGTTCGTGTGGGGTTACTAGCCTACCGACATCCTGGACTGTGTATCAGTCCTGGAAGAAAGCGAAGCGACTTTGGGATAAGATGAATCGCTCGGCTGGCGTTGCTTATCCGGCATACCATGATTACAAAGTACTCTTTGACCAGGTGCACTATGTGGCACGGGTGAATGGGAATTCCAATCTCCTCCCAGTGGATGGTGGATTGGCTGCATTCTCGAACACTGGTCGTGAATGGGTATACTCTCAATATGTGACTCCGACAGCTGGCGGTTCGGGAACTGAGAGAGAAGACGCTTGTCATATGCTTGGAGATGACACGACTGTGAATAATGCGTATATGGGCACTGATGGAAGCAGTGCTATTATTCAGGGGTACGGCGACACAAGGCCCACGGTGGGCCTGACAGAGCCTCAATTGCCAGGAGATGCTAGTGGCTCCTGGCAAACAGAATTGTTCGACACGGGCGAAATAATTCAAGAGATTATCAATCATCTCGAAGGGAAGAATGACCAACCGCCCTACGCGCATGCTATTGATGCTCAGGGCGGGGATAACCCGATCTATGTGGGAGGTTCGGAGTCGGGTGACTCTGGACATTTATTGTCGTATATTGCTCCGCAATCGACGGAGACTGTATACGCTCCAGGAGGAGAGGTTCCTTTGGGCCTACTCCGAATTAATGGCACCGATGCGGGCAAGTTGACAATCAACCTTGCTCCTGGTGTCTACAAGGGAATTGCCGCCATGCCCATGGGTAAGGTGTCAACATGAGCCTTCCTGAGAACCCCCCAGGGGTCGAGGATGTCGCCACGGTGGCGAAAGGCGCTCAGATTCTCAATCTGGTGAAAGAGAATCAATTGGTAACGGCGATAGTCGTATTTTTCCTCTGGCAAGCTGGGGCACTTGCCCAGGGGATCAATCTCATCGGGGGTGTCTGCTAATGGCACGCCGGAAGACTTGGAAGAAGGGTAAGATCTTCTCGAAGGGAAGAAAGCGAGTTCGCTATCTTTACCCGAATGGGAAAAAGAAAGGCAGGAAACTTGTCTCTGCCTCATCCCGAGCACCACGCAGTGGAAGGCGTAGGTGATGCTGATATCAGCCATTGGGCTGTTGGAAGCGGAATATAAGTTTTTGAAGAAAAACACTTCAGATTGGCCTCCTGTTGAGGGCAATGAATATTTCTATATGGTTATTGGAATGGGGGCTGCGGTGCAGACGTCAGCAATAGCAACTATGCCTTATGTGGGACTCAGTAAGGTGTATGCTGCTGCTTATGATTATCAGTGGTTGCGGACAGCACCACAGCATAAAATCAAAGGATTTAGGGCCGGCCCTGGCGTCCCTAAGGGAATCCATCCATATGGATGGTCTTCCAGCAAAGCGGCTGGAAGACGGCTTCTGGCGGCGAGGATCGGCGCAAGGTTCATCCCATACGTGGGATGGGCGTTACTTGCCTACGATGTTTACTCGGTGGGCAAGTGGGCCCACGAAAGGTGGGCTTAAGGTTGGGTCATAGCGGAGCGGCCGTTAGGCTGTGAACGTATTATTACCCAACCTGTGAAACAGGTAACTTAGGGGAGCAGTGTGCCATGGAGCGCGGTGAACCCTTAACATTAAGAGCGGGGGGCGTGCAACGGCCATTATGCGACATTGCGGGAAGTGTAACGAGCGCAGGCCTCGATGGCTACATCGATGCCACTGTGGTCAACGAACTGTGTTGGTGATCAAATGAAGGAATGCGAACGCTACGGATGTAGTCGTCGCATCGGTGATGCTAGGTTGCATCAGTGCGCACAATGTTTGCGTCTGAAAGGTAGGTGGCCTCGTGGCTAACCAATATCGGCACTGGATGGTGACAGTCCAGCCCGGGCATGTCGGAATCGTCTTCGAAGAGATAGACGATTGGGAAGAATACACCCTTGGTGTTGTGGAAGAGTTCAGAGAACACTGGCAAAGATTGTCCGAATGCAATGGAATTCGCTATGCGATTGGACAGATAGAAGTTGATTCCAAGGGCTTCTATCACATTCAGGCATACAC